TGCGGCGGGTGTTGGTGGAGCGATCACGGGCCGTGGTGCGGATTTGTTGATAATTGATGACCCGCACTCGGAGCAAGACGCATTATCACAAACAGCATTAGACAATGCTTATGAATGGTATACCTCGGGCCCTCGCCAACGTTTACAGCCTGGTGGATCAATCGTTATCGTTATGACTAGATGGTCCACGAAAGATCTAACAGGTAAGTTGATGAACAATCAATCAAATGAAAACGCCGACCAGTGGGATGTGGTTGAGTTTCCAGCGATCTTGAATGACAATCCACTTTGGCCTGAGTTTTGGAAACTGTCAGAATTAGAGGGTGTTAAAGCATCACTATCTGAGCAAAAGTGGCAAGCACAGTGGCAACAAAAGCCTACGTCAGAAGAAGGATCTATCATCAAACGTGAATGGTGGCAGATGTGGGGTAATGAAAAGATACCACCTCTTATGCATATTATACAAAGTTATGATACAGCGTTTAGTAAACGAGAGACAGCAGACTATTCTGCAATAACAACGTGGGGTGTATTTAAACCCGTGGAACACGGACCACCGCACATTATACTTTTACATGCAAGAAAAGGTCGTTGGGATTTTCCTGAGCTAAAAGAGATAGCGCTAGAAGAGTATCGATACTGGGAACCCGAAACAATCTTGATCGAAGCCAAAGCTTCTGGTATGCCTCTTACACAAGAGCTACGGCAAGTTGGGATTCCTGTAGTTACTTATACGCCTAGTAAGGGCAATGATAAGCACGTACGTGTTAACTCCGTAGCTCCCCTCTTTGAAGCAGGTCAGGTATGGGCACCTGACGAGCGTTGGGCAGAAGAAGTGGTTGAAGAATGCGCTGCTTTCCCTTATGGTGATCATGACGATTTAGTCGATTCAACAACTCAAGCGTTGTTGCGATTCAGACAGGGTAACTTTATCCAGCTGGAGTCTGATTATGTGGATGAACCCAAATACATAGAACAACGAGAATATTATGGCTGATGATGACGATATAAATATTTTTGAGGAATTTTACGATAGTATTAAACCTGGTGGATCATTTGACCAAGGAGCTCTAAATATTGGAAAAGCCGTAACAGATGTATTGACGCCAAATGAGCAGACACAAGCAGAGATGGATGCTTATGAAAAACAAAGACAAGATGCACTAAACTTCTTATATTCTGCGTCAGGCGTGGACCCCGAATCATTTCAAGGTAAAGCATTAGAATCACAATTTAGACAAAATAAAGAACTTCAAAAACTATTAGGATTTGATTCTAATATGTTGAAAGAATTAAAATATGATTTTGCAAAAGCAGGTCAATTTCTATTTGGCGATGCAAACGTTGGCCTTACAACTATGCAACAAGAAGGAACAAAATTTAAGGAGTTACCATTTAATCAGAAGTTAGGTATTGCCATGTTACCGATAGATGCTCTTGATATTATTGGTTTAGGTGCTTTAGCTAAGGGCGGTATCAGCCCACTAATTAAAACAGGTATGAAAGTTTATGGTAAGAAATCAGGTAAGACAATACAAGATTTATTAAATGACGAACAAGTTCTCAAAGCTATAGAAGCAGAGCAACCAGGTTTCATACAAGAACTAGATACAACTTTAGGTGGTGGCATCATACAAAAAAGATTTATGAGAGGTAAAAAAGAAACTAAAGGACCAGTTGGTGCAAAACCAGGTGAGTTTGGACAAACAGCTAAAGAAACTGTTGAGCAACAAAGAAAAAGAATATCAGCAGAAGAAATAAGAAAAACAGCACAGAGTATTTCTGATGTTCAACCATTAACAAAAAATTTTAAAGTTGATGATTTTGCAAAAGACTTTAACAGATTATCACAACTTAAAAGTTTTCCTGATAAAACTACTGATTTTGTAAATCAACTAAAAGCAAAGTATAGAGATGATTATTCTAATTTATTTAATGAAGCAGTAGAAAAAAAATTAATTGATCCTCAAAGAACAAGAGCTAGTGTTAACATAGATTTACAAACACCAGTTTTAAATGAATTAAAAAAATTAGATTTTGAAAAATTAGATCCTAACAAAGATATAATTGGAGATATTGTTAGAAGAGAAAGAAAAAAATTAGGTTTACCTGATTACAATCCTGGTGGTGGTAAAGGTGGATCTGAATTAAATGTTATTAATAGGTTAATAAAAAGCGGCGCTATAGATAAAAAACTTGCAAAGAATATTAAAAAATTTCAAGAGCAAAGACAAAAACTAGGTAGAGATGCTGCAACCGAAGCTGCTGCATTAGCAAGAGCAAAGAAAGCAAAAAAGAGAGCAAAGGTTTTTAGAGAGGTCATAGCAGATGTTCAAGAGGGCAAAGACTATGATGTAATATTTAATGCAAACCAGATAGTGCCCTTGTTAAAAGAAAAAAACCCTGAGTTGTTTTCGGCTACTTATAAAAATGCTAGTGCTAGAAAAAAATTAATAGACAGTATGATTGCGCAGGATGAGGGTTTAGATCAATACATAAACAAAACTGGTTACATACCTGATCCTATAACTTTTCAAATTAATCCAGATCAACCTATACAACAAAATGTATTTGCTCAAAAATTTATTGAAGAGTTTAGACCAGGTGAAAGTTACATTGAATTATTACAGAAAGATCCAGAGCTGAGATTTTATAATAATCTTAGAAGATCATCAGGTCAAAATGTAGACGACTTTTTTGCGACAGTAAATCTTGAAGATATACAAAAAGGTGGAGACAAATATGAGGATTTTTTAAAATTTGAAAAAATTGACAAAGCAAGAATAGAAGCCAATGAAGCATTAAAACCTATTCTTAAAAAAATATTTGATGCACTAAGAATGGATCTCGCAGTAAAAAGAGGTATATCTGGAGAGGGACTTGATGCCTTAGTATTCGATAGTATATCTTCTACACAGCTTGCACATAGGTTTAAGCTGTCAGGTGTTACAGAAGGTTTTGCTGCAGACAAGATTGGTAGAGGTGCGAAAGCTGAAGAAATATATTTAGACATATCTGATTATAATTCATACATACAAAACGGTTTAGAGAAGGAAGCACGTAATGCTTACAACATGTTTCAAGAAACTCAAGATCCAAAATTTAAAGCTAGATTTGATGCTGTAGATCAGGACATGAAAACATTAGGAATAGAGGGTCAAGTTGCACCAGGTGTAAAAGTTGGGGAAGCAAAACCTTTTGATCAAAAATTATCTGAACTTATGATTAATGCAATGGATTATTTATATGACCCTAAAACAAAAAAAGGTATATTAACTCAAACTGAAATAAATAAAGCAATTACTGCTGCAAACAAAATAGCAAAGGCAAAAAAAGATTATGAGAAGATGTTTGGAGAGCCAGCTACTTTTCAATCAGGAGGTATAGTAGGAGACGTGGACGACATATTTGAAGAAGAACAGGAGTTAAGAGAAGTGCCAGAACAAATTAAAAAAATTATGCCAAGAATATCTGTTGAGTTTGGCGATGCAGCGAAAGGCACTAAACGTTCTTTTGGTGAAGAAAAACCAGAAGAAGATGTATTTGACATAGAGCAGAAAACATCTGCTGCACCGATGACAAAAACTTTTGATGTGCAACCAACAGAAAATATTTTTACAGGAGAAATGGAGCAAGCAAACCTAAAATTACCTTTGTGGAAATTATTTACTAAGCCACCTGTAAACGAAACAGCACCAATACCAACACCAAAAGAAAATTTAAATAATCCAACGAAGAAACAAAAACAAAGTTTAGAGCAAGAAAAAATAAACAAACAAGATGATGTGTTTGATCCAACACCAGAGGATAATGACAAGGTTAATTTAGTTGATGATGTAACGGGTATGGATATAGCTGTAACACCAAAAACAAATCAACCAATCACAGGTGTCTTCTATTCTGACATTGAAAGAGTTTTGGCAAGACCAGATACACCAGAAATATTTTTAAATAAAAAAGCATTACTTGATTTCTTCCGTAAAAATAGAATTAGAGATTCTGAATTTAGAGATTATCAGATTGAATCGTTGCTCCGTATTTATGATGAAAATACACCGATACCAAAACAACAAGTCATAGATCATTTACGTCAGTCACCGATTAGAGGTATGCATGTTCATGCTACGGGTCGGGGGTCCGAGATTATCAATCCGTATGGCGAGAAACCTACAGCATATGAAGGCTACGCAGAACCAGGATACATATCAGGCACTCAACGTGAAAGAGTTTTATATATACCGAATGAAAAAATACCAGGCGATTCAGGATCTTATCCTGTTGGGATATTTTCAGGAGAATCAATATCGAATCATGCATTTGGTATACCTAATCAAGATGATGTGTACGTTGTCGGTTGGTCACGGCTCACGGATCGTAATGCAATACTACCAACAAAAATATCAGCACCAAAAACAGAATCTAACATACCAGGCCTTACTCGTGAAAGAGAAAGAGCTCAAAGACAGGTTGCGGGTTTATACGCAGAAGCTATAAACAAGTTAAACAGAGAAGGTGTAAGAAGGGGTTTACCTCAAGGAGAACTTGATGAGCTAAGTCAATTGTCTCTTGAGCAAATCATGACTCAATACGGCGATACACTGAATCAGTTAAGCCCAGGTTTGTTGGATCAAATAGACGATCTCATAGTCAAAGTAAGAGATATAGATGATCAAATTACAAAAGGATCTAATATTGATACAAGCGGCGTTGTCCGTGTAGCATTTGCCGATGAAATACAATCTGATATTATGCAAGCGGCAGCTGGTCGAAAACAAAAACTTGTTGCTACTTTAAGAAAAATACAAGACGAGGGAAAAGAGTCAACAACACTGCCACAATTAGGTCGTTTAGGTAATCAAGCACTAGAGTTTTTTGAGGAAAACAAATCAGTGTTTAGACCATTAAAAAGATCACAAACAGAAGTTGATTTAATTGGAGAAAAATTAGTTAAGCTAGATGCTGAGGTAGATGAGATCATTAACAGATATATTGAAACAAGAGAACTTGATCCTGCTTCTGTGACAAGATTAAAAGAGGCATTAACACAAAACATTGATGAGATGATTAATGAACTTATTGTCATAGACAGCAAAACATATGAGGGATTATTCCCAGATATACCATTTAAGAAAAGAGAAGAATGGGCCGATGCTCTAATTAAAAAAGATTTGTTTGAACTTGCATACAGAAAATTTGTTTTAAAAGAAGAGAATGTACCAGAATATTATGCTGTTACACCTGATCAGTTTGTCATCGACAGATACAATTTTAAAGGTAATTCTGCTACACCAATGGATGTAAGAGCGGCAGATAAGAAGGCACAAATAGATTATTTTACCGCTAGAGGTGAGTTTAAAGGTTCAGAATACAAAGGTATTGGAATGTCAGAATTTTATGGTGGCCCAAATGCTAAAACACCAGACGGTAAACACTATACATCAACCATAGAAAAAATACTTAAAACTCAAGCAAAGTCTAATAACTCAGAACTTGTTGTCCTTAATGTGCAGACTAAAGCTGGTGCAAAAGATATATTTAGAATTACAGATCAAAACGGTAATATGGTTGCAACATTATCAAATCGAAATCAGGCTGAAACTGTAATTAACAACAATCCAAATTATAGAATGGAGAGAATATCTGTCCCTACTGATAAAAATACAACACCATCTTTTGCTATCAAAATTACAGAAGAAATGCTAGAACCATACAAAACCCACAAA